GGGGTCATCCTGGACGAACCCTCATCCTCTGGCACCAACTTCTTGGCCATCTCTATCAACACCGCCTTCTGCTCGGCCAAGGTCAGCGTCAAGAACTCTTCGTTCTCCGACAAAGCCTCCTTAATCAAGGACTCCAACTCAAAGTGCATTATCGCCTTCCACTTGGGGGCAATGCCCGAAGCAACCAACGCCAAGACATCCCTCGTTTCAAGATTGAAGAAGGGGTCAACCTGGACGCTCAACTTCATTATCGCACTCTTCTCCTCCTGGATGGGGAAGCGAGTGTCAAGGTATTGCTGGGCCAACATCGCCTTGGAAAAGGTCGGGGCCAACTTAATCTCTGCGGTCAACTCCGCATCGGTGCGCATCTCAAAGTTTTGGGGATAGCGAACCGCAGGCATCTTCCAGGCATCCCCATAACGCATCCTGCCAATCGTGTCCATAGCGAACTCATAGTCGGCAAAGATGGTGTTGGCAAAGCGGAGCAGGAAGGAATACAGTTCCTCCCGGTCAATGGCCTTACCCGTGGCGGTCTCACGGCCCGAAATCTTCTCGTTGTTCATTACATCAATGGACAACAACTCAAAGGCCATTTGGATATTGGTAATGACTTGCTTGTTTAAGAAGTCAAGGATTTGCGGATCCAACTCAATGAACCCGGCAGGAGGGATGTTCACCTTGGTCTCCACCTCGGTCGTGAAGCGGTTCGGGGTCTGCACCTGGTACACAGACATCGGCCCGAACATCCGCTTCGTGCCAGAGCCTCCGCAATTAGAGCAGGCAATGGCCACCTTCTCCTCAAAGCCTAACGCCTCCTCAATCTGCCCAGAGCCATTGCACTTATCGCACTCATCCACATACTCCCACTTCTGCAAGAAAGCGTGGCTGAACTTGGACATCTGCAAGGTGCTGAAGTCGCACACGGCTTGGTCCAAAGCAGGGATGGCAGGGGTATAGAAGGATTGGAAATAGTAATCGCCGTGTTCCTGCACCGAAATACCTCCGAGCCTTGTGCAAGGCAAATAGCCAAGGTTGTGGCGATAGTAAAGGCCAATCTCAAACTCGTAATCGGATTTCTTGCCGATTTGCTTGGCGATCTGAATCTCGTTCTTGTCAAAGATGTAAAAGACCAACCCATCATCCGTCTTGGTACGGCCATGCTCAACCTCGGAGCCGTAATCAGCCTTTAGGAAGGCATACTCGCCCTCCTTCCATCCCCACACTCGCTTGGAGTGAAAGCAATGGGCCACAGGCGTGGTTTCAACGGTATCGTTGAAGGTGCCGTCCTCAAAGTATTGGAGGTCGGTAGGCATAACGGCCAAGACCGCATTGGGGTCGGTCAAGGTCATAAAGGTCACAATCTGCTGGAAATAGTTCTCCAACGAACCAAAGCGAGGATAGTCCTCGTTGAAATACCTTTCCTGGGAAGCGTCCTCAAAACGAACCTCGTAATTCTGCCGGTTCCACACTCGCCCAGCGATGTTTACGGCCTTATGGAAATAAGGTACCGTGATGGGCTTGTAGATGTTCTTCCGATAATTGAACTCGTGAGGGAGTTCGTTGGGGGCTTTCTCCCGGAACAGCTTTTCGGGGAAGGCATCGTAATCGGAGTGAATCCGAAGCCTCATCTCCATCTCTACGCAAGACTGATAGGTCGGGTAGAAATCGGGGATATAGAACTTGTCAGACTTTTTCTTAACCTCGTACTTCTTGTACTCCGTTATGATTTTGTCTAACAGGGGGAGAATTTCCTCTGTTGTCATGGTTATCGCTTTTTACCGCCTCTGCATTTGCACATTGGGAATGATTTTATGCTCAAAATTAAGACATTTCCCTACAACTTTACTATCCAGCTGTTATCCGAAAACTATCCAACCGCCTCATCCTTGGTCATTGGGGCTTTATAGTGCTTTTTCATAGTCCAAATTTATTATGAATAGCCTTTTCTAACCGGTCAATAGACTCTTCATTTTCCAACTCAGTCTTTTGCGCATACTCGTAAAGCAAATGCTTGGTAAGCTTTGCGTGATCCAAATCGTCAAATCCATACGCCACTCCATTTTTGAAGCAAGGTATTTTATTAAAAAGATTACCCTTAGTGACATTATCAGATGGAACAATAACGCTTATGCACCCAGCCATAGCCGCTAATACGCTGTGATACGTTTCCATATCAAGGCTTATGAAGTACCGAATGCCATTGTACGCTAAGTTCAACTCTTCCATTGTCTTTGACCGTTCTATGGTTTCATCAAAGTTGTGCATATTGGTTATTCCGAGTGATTCAGTAAACGGCCTCAAGTATTTATCAATCCTCTCTTGAATTGGTTGCGCACAAAGCCTGCCTTTCTTCACCAAAATCACATCATTCGGACGATTGCCCAACTTCATATCGTAGAAGTTATTATTGTTCGGGTCCGTAATATTAACCAATTCGCACCCCTTGTATGGGGTATTCTCCACAAAGATGTCTTGATAGGTTATTTTGCATTCATTTTCGGCATACAATGTGTCTCCAACACCATGACCGCCTGGATAGTACAAAATCCATCTTACCGGATTCTTTGCGGAAAGAGGGTTCCCAGGCACAACTTCTGGGTATATCACAACCACATTGTCCATCTTTGCCATTTCTTCGGCATAATGGTGGCTTATCATTTTAACCTTTGAGTGATTAATTGTGTTGTTTGCTATGCAGAAAACGCTGTAACCACGATCCGCTAACTTTTTGGCCAAAAAATGTAGCGCATAAATGCCCCCAATCTTCCAGCTAAAATCATAAGACCATATTACAAATGTTGTATTCTTGTTTATCATGTTTTTTTTATGCGTTAAGCCAAAAACCAATTATCGTCTTAAATCTTTCAATTTGGCAGGAATCCCGACATACACCCCTGAAACGCTAATATCTTTTACGACCGCTGCATTCATTCCTACGGTAACATTGTCGCAAATGCGTAACTTTTCTTTAATGGATGACCCTGTACCAAAATAAACGCATTTCCCTATTCTTGAATTGCCAGAGATATGAACTCCAGGAGCCGTGGTAAAGAAGTCGTTTATTTCGCAATCGTGACCAATCGTTGTTGAAAGGTTGATATGCGAATGCTTGCCGATTTTTACGTTAGTCGTTATTATCGTGTTAGCACAAATTATGCTTCCTTCTCCAATAGATATGTCGTTGCCAAGTATTTGAGCCGATGCGTGAATGTGCGTAAAATAAACGGTTTCTGAAGGCAATGATTCAACTATTCTTTTCCTTTCTACCGGGTTGCCAACGGCAACTAAAACTTTGTAAATTGATGGGTCAAGCTCTGAAATAGGGATAGCTATTGAGTTTTCGCTGCAATAACGATTGTCAACAAAAAAAACAGAGCTTTCCCTTTCTGATTGGCTAAGGCTCCAATAAACCTCTCTTCCAAATCCACCCATTCCTACTATGGCTATTTTCATTTTTAAGACTTATACACCTCAAACTTAGACAAATTGGGATAAGGGAGTTCTAAATCATCGTTTTGCTTTTTGCTTCCATCCGCATTGTAAAACTGATTCATCAACAACAACCCCCTGGCCGCAAGTTCCGGCATCATATAGAAATTCCATCCGAGCATATCAAAGGAGTCATCGTGATAACTGCACTCCCTCCTACCACTATACCTTGCCCTTCTAAACCACGCATAAGCGTCCTCGTTGTCCGTGAGTATTGCCCCTCCCTTGGATAGCTTAAAGTGCTTGTATGCCCCTGTAAACGATATGCACATAAAGGTATTGGGTATATACATATCTCCCGTGAATCTCAAAGCACTATCCCAAACCCTGCTCGGTTTAAGTTGGTATGCCCCCTTCAAGGTCGTGCCATCAACGGGGGAAAAATTGACCTTTGCTCCTGCGTGGATAATCTCGCACGGCACGGATGGATAGGTTCGTTCTGGAATGGTTATCGTTGTCCCAGCGACCTTTTCGTACATAAGGGCCAAAAAAAGGCCATTGGATTGGTTGTCCAAGGCAACGGCGTAAGGAGAACCCGTATAATCGGCAATGCGTTTCTCAAACTCATTGGTAATGTCGTAAACGGTTTTCATTATGCGGATAAGTATTTGCGTTTAATGTACTCCATCTCTTGCATTGGTGTTTTGCCATCAATCTCCCAATTAAAAGAACTCACGGGCTGAATGTGACGCATTTCATAATCACAACACAGCCAAGGCGATTCGCCATAGATTTTTGCCCAAAGATGATCTAAGCCCCACGAAGACTTTGACTCCTTCATATATGGAGCTATTGTCTCATAAAAGTCTATCCGAAACACAGGGGCCATTACCTCAACAAAAGGAATCCTATGCCAACCGCTTCTTTTATTTCGAAACAAGAAGTCGTGAGAGCCATACGAGTCATCCGATAAAGCCAACTGAAAATGATTCCCAGGAGAACTATCAATGGCCATGGCTAAATCATTGTAATCCAAGACCACATCGTGAGGCTGATACATAAGCCACAAAGCGTCTGGGTCGGCTTTGTATAAGTCCATAAATTCCCCGTACCCACGGGTGATTCCTAAATATGGCATCTCAAACACGGTAACCCCACACGGATAATCCGTAATAGATGCAACCTTGCTTTGAGTGGCCTTAATGACCTGTATCAAGGAATGCAGCTTAAAAATTCAGACCTCAAAACAACGGCATTTTGGTCATTGCTCCTATGGATGTTCTTCTCATTGTAAAACTTGGTTCTTTCCCAATCGTCATGGGCAATGGCACTAAGCCCGTTTTGAAAGCCTAATTGCTGTAACCCCATCTGCACAAGCCTTTCGCAAAACACGACATCTTCAGACCCCCATCCATTTGCCTTTTCATTGTACCCCTTTGCCATTAGAAAATCTTTTTTCCATATCATACAAGAGCCAGAAGTTCCCGCTCCAAGATTGCACAAACCATTATTCCATCCGCTAACAAAGGCGTTGTCGCAAAGGACTTTTATTTTGTGGTAATTCAAGAAAAAATGGCTCGTCATAAGCACATCCGCATCAACGAACATAAGGGTATCGGACTTCTCGGAAGCAGCCAAGGCACCGATGTTTCTTGCGTGGCTAAGATTAAAGCCTTCGGCTTCGTGCCTTACCGCACGGACTCGTGGGTCGTTCAGCTCCTCCGCATAATCGGCGCTCTTGTCGGGGTCTCCATAGTCCACCACGATAATCTCGTAATTGTCCCCCTCCTGGGCAAGCCAGGTCGGTAACGTTTCTTTCAAATGGTGCATACGGCCTTTGCAAGTCGTAATTACCGAGATGAATCCGCTCATTTCCATCGTATCAGCTGTTTTTGTTGTGCTGCGTGCTTTTGCCTTACAAGTGTATGCCACTTGTATTCGTGCGTCATCCCGAATCTCGCATGATACTCTCCAAGCAGGGCGCAAGAATGCTCCCAGGCAGAGTTATGAGAGAACCCAGGGCCACCATAAAGTCCGAGAATGTAATAGTTCTCCATCATCCAAGGAATAATCTTGGTGGATAAAGCGCTTCGGTATTGGAAGTAAACGGGATTCACGCCACAAAAGGGGTCAATCTTGTATTGGGCGCAAGCGATGTTGAAGGCAAGTTCATCGGGGTAAGTGCCTCCCCAAGGCATTTTAAGCCTATCTATCGGTATGCCATTGTCAATGTTGTCCCTTACTTGCTCAAAGAACTCCGTGAGTTTCTCGCCCTTGCGAAGAAACATAAACGAACTGTTTATGGCCGTTACCTCAGCATCATCGTCAAGCTTGTGGAACTCCCAAATGGTGTCAAGGGTAGCCCATTGCATCGCAGGGAAATCAGCTCCATCCCTTTTTAGGTTGCCCTTGGGCGTTCCTCCCCTTGGGTTATCCCAAGACGCTACTTGGGAATAGAAATAACCGCTCTCTGGCAACGCAAGGAGCATATCAATCAGCGGTTGCAAGGATTTGAGCGCAACGCCATCCGTGTCAAAGTATAGGTTGTTGTCAAAGGCCATATACTTGTCCATCCTCGTCTTGGCTCTGCCTGGGCTGAAACCATAGCCCGAATACAAGTCATCTTGCTCAATAATCGTAATGATGTCAAAGACCCAATAATTGTGGGGAATCAACATATTTCTTTTGTCGCATATCAACTGAATGGGGAGGTCTCTGTCAAAAGCCTTCACCGATATTGCGAAGTTGTAGGCCATTTCGTGATAAGCTGACTTTCCAAAAGCCATAATCACTATCCCTGTGGTTTTTTCACTCATCTGTGCAAAGGTAAAAAAAAATCCCCGACCAAAGGCCGAGGATTCAAAAAAACCAAACCGAAACTTAAACTCCGAAGATAGAGGATGCGTTGGAAGGCGCATCAACTTTCTTGGGTAATTGGTCTGGGCCGAGCGAAGCACGGGCCGTACAGTTGAACATCTGAAGCTCCTTGTTGGAAGCGGGGACATTAACCGGCAGGCACACATAATTCACGGGCTGGGTGATGAACATCACCTCATTGGAACCACACAGGTACAGAATCAAACCCGTTACACGCTTGTTGAGTGCGCTATAAAAGGCAATGGTTCCATCGGTTGTGTTGGCATCCATCCAGGTAGCGGTAAAGTCAAAGCCCGCTAAAAGGCTCTGAGGGCCGCATCCAACCGGGTTGTCAACGTCAACGGGGGAGGCATCGGGTACCGTTCCACGAACATTCTTGATAATTTTGAGGTCTCCGGCAGCGATAGCGGTGGTGTATTTTGCTGCGGTGCTGAAGTCAGCGTCCGTTGCAAAAGTAGTGCCAGGGCCAAATGCGTCTTCCTCAAGAATACCAATCGCAGAGATACCGCCACGCTTGTAGTCCCCACAAAGTACGAGTTCGTGGTCTGGCAAAGCAGTACAGCCGTATTCTAAATAAGCCATTTTGTTAAAAATTAAAGGATTTCAATCTCGTCATTTATTGGCAGACAGGCCACAACGCACGATGTAATTGCAAAGATAATCATTCAAATGTAAAATCAAACGACTCATCAAACACGCCTTCGCTTGGCTCGGTAGGCTCGCCCGGAACAGGAGGGCCATAAGTTCCGTAAGGATTGTATGGCAAAATCTCCCTTTCGTCTTCGCCAAAGTCTTGACCCGTAAACCCAACACAACAAAGTTCCTTGCGGAGGTCTTGCTCCTTAACCTCAATCTCCAACATCGCAGGAGCCACGAGCCTCGTCCGAATCCAAGTAGGGGAGTAAGTCTCCGACCTCGTGAAGTAATAGGCATCCGAATTGCCATCGTTGATATAGAAGAAATCGTGCCTGCAAGCCAATCGCATAAAGTTGTGAACCCACTTGGGAGAGAAGTTCACAACCATCTCCATAAACTCACGGCTCTCCGCATACACGACTCTTTTCCTGCCACGGCTATCTTGATAGGTTAGCGTTTCGCCATCGTATTGTGGGTTTTTCAATTCGCCATAGACCCTCGTAAGGTGCAACCACTCGGTAACGCCCAGGTCCTCGGAAACGGTTGGGTAGGTGAAGCCAAAAGCACACGCCTGTTTGTTTGCGGCGGTTTCCTGACCGGCACCAATCCTCAGCGTGTTGCAGGGGTCTGTTATCCACTTGTACGGCTCGGTGATGCAGAAATCAAGCGATTCATTGGCAAGGCTTGAATCATCCGCATCAAAGCAATAGTCCTTCGTAATCAAAATCCGAAAGCATTGCTGTGGGTCGTAATTCAAATCGGCCCTTCGGGTTTCAAAGTGGAAATACTCGTAAAGAGCATTCGCTATGATGGGATAGAAAGGCCCAACACCCGAAAGGTCCTGCGACATCCTCACGCTATCCACCACCGTCTTGAATACCGAAGAAAGGTTCAGCCTAACGGTCGGGATAAGAACGGGCGTGTAGGCGGTGAGCCTTGATACGGACACATTGGAAATGGTGTACGAAAATCCAGGGGTCGGCAAGCCTTGGATGCTCAACTTGGCAAAAGTATTCCAAGAGGATGTTGTGCGATAGTAGAACGAATGATCCCCAGGCTCAAGGATTCTGCCCAAATTGACATAAAAGCCCGAATTGTCACGAGCGAAAACGTCAATGCCGCTTGAAACAAATCCTGCTCCGTATGCCTCAACGGTTAGCGAAATCCGATAAACCGTATTCGGTTGATTCATTACCGCATTGGTTGTCTCAAGTCCTTGCCTGGATGAGAGTAACGCCAAAGAGGATATTCCACTAAAAATAGCCCAGGTATAGCTGAATGTCGCTTTTTCGTATGTCGCACCGCTTAGGGAAAACGCACAAAAAGCAGTAGTCCACCCATCCGCAACGTACCTCACATTCGTCCCAATAGCATAGGGAACAAACGCATTGGATGTACTCGTAAGGAGTTCAAAGTCGGAGTTGAAAGCGTATTGCCCGCAGAAAGGGTCATCCACTTGGAAGCTCAACAATTCAGCCTTGTAATCGTCCTGGCCAAGCATAAGGCTTTCCATTCTCGCCTTAAACAAGTCCTCGCAAGGGCCATAAGGGACAACGGTGAGTGCAGGGATAGCGTCTTGGCTATCGGCCCTCTTGTTCATCTCGGCCCAATAGTCTATGGCCTCAAGGAGAACGGGTTGTTGGTATTCCCCCGTCTTGCAAGAGTCGCAATTCAACTCATCGGGCGTGAAACAAAAGACCTCAATATCATCAATGTCAAAACGGACATACGGCTCCGGGCCGAGAGACTGAATGAAGAAGTTGGTGGATCCGTTCGGGGACAACGATGAAGTGGCCCCAAGGGGATTTAAAATAACGGGCAGGGAATACGAGCCATTGCCCGTTATGTTCACCGTGCTTAGACCTTGGGCGATAGCGGCCCCATAGGTAATGGACTTGCTATTGTACGAGAAATTGGACACATTAAACCGCACAATGCCATAGTCGCACGCATTTCGTATGCCGAAATCCACAAAGACCGTGGCGTTGGGGGCATCAACAAGGGATAGGAACTCGTTGTAAATGACCGCCTCGCAAGAGATGTCCTCAAGGCCAGAGAGTTCGTAAAAATCGCTTTTTGAGCTTTGAGTGCAAGCCTCCCCAAAGTCAAAGGGGGTCGTTGTAAACGCCCCATCCTGAATAGACCTTGAGTTGTATCGCTCCCAAGGTGTCTGTTGAAAAAGGCTTGGGCTAAATGGGTAATTGGGCGAATAGTATTGGTCGGTCAGCGGTATGGCCCCATCGCTAACGGCCCGACTTGTATAGATACTCCAAACACTCGCACCGCTACGGCCACCCCAAAAGGTAAGCTTTGAGTCAGCCAAGAATGCCGCCGAACCCTCAATGTCGTAATAGTTGGCATTGGTCAATGCGTCATACGGAGCGACATTCTGCGTTGAAGACGATGGAACGCATACCATTGGTTGATTTGGTGTAATCATTCGGTCAGAAGTTCAAAGTTAGTCATTCCCGTCTTAATGGAGAAAGAAATCTTCTTGATCCACGCCTTGCGGCCATCGCAAAGGATATAGCCAAAAGGGTTGTCAATAATGTCGTTTAATTGAGCGGTCGTGATTGGATATTCAAAAGACAACTCATTCTTCATATCCGTGTCAATGCCGCTTATGTTCCACCAAGGGAAGGTGTTGTTGGTCTTTGGTATCTTTCTTCCAGACAGCGAGTACCCATTCCTTGTCTTGTTAACGTGGTTCCTTGCGACAAAGTGGTTAATAACCGAAAAGCAGGTTTCCGCATCGTTATTAAAGGTAATTGTGGCAGGAGGGACTTGCTGTCCTGCCATATTGTATGTTGCCGTGACACCAAGTCTTTTTACGGGATAAAAGGCGATATTGTTGGGGTAACTCGTGGATGATGGCAGCTTCTCGGCCATATAGATGCTCTCATCCGAAATGTTGTCCGACAAGTAGGATGTGTCACTCCAATTAGCGGGGTAAAATGTTGAAGTTGCATTCAGCGAACTATCCGAGCAAGAATCGGTCGTGAAGCCAATGCCCTGATGCAAATAGAAATTCGTGCGTGAACCGGTAAGGCCCGTTTGCAAGGCCGAAAAAACAAAGGTGTCTCCCCTTTTGAACAGCAGGTCCTTAATGTCCTCAAGTTCAAATATCTGCGTTGAGATGTTAAAGGTTTCGGGTTCTGGCTCCACTTGTATGGTGTATGTTCCGTCTGGATTTCTCTTGGGGATAATACACAAATTGAAAAGCGAGTAAACACCCGTGCTTAAATCGTTGAAGGATACGTTCATCAATTCTTCCCGGCCTTCAAACGGAGGGCTTACAAGCGGGTTGGCAGAAGCGTTCTTCGGGCCAGACTTCAATATGTTCCCAGAGGTAAACACGAAATTGTGCGCTCCGTAATTAAACTGTGTCTGAATCGTCAAATTGCTCGGAGATGGGCTTACGGCTGTAAAGTTTATGCTGCTCATAAAGCTTACGCCTGTGGTCTTGTTGTAAAAGTCCAAGCAAGTTATGGACTGAACATTCCAAGGGAATATCAAAACGATTGGCACTCCATTTGGATATGCTTGGCCTGTATTGTTTATGTTGTCAGGAACAATAACGCCAATAGGCAAATCGCCCCTATTAACCGCATTCCTGTCAAAAACATACACATCGGGCCAAGAAGGTGCGTCTATGTTAAATGTCCTTGAAGAATTTAAGGCTATCGCAAGGTTTCTCCCAATATCCCTATCGGTGATACTCCCCAATAAGGGATTGTCTATGCCTGGGAGATTTATCGTTTCCTCTACAATTACATCATCGCCAAAAATATCGCCCGATATTTTAATCTTAATCACATACTCGTCAAATTGCGAACTGGGAGGATAATATAGCGGAATAGGGGAAAGGATGTCAAGAACAACGCTCCAAGTGTCGGGCGTGTAGGTGTATGCGCTGTTTGATAAATAGCTACTTGTCGCATTGCACTTTCCATCCGTAATGTACTTGAGAACGTAATCGGTGGTTTCAAGTATCTTGAACCATCGCTTGTTTATCAGCGTTGGTGTATTGGTTGATAAATCATAATACGGGGTCGTTGTTAACGCCCCTATGTCTGAAAGCGAAACGCCGCCATCGGCAGGAGAAGACATACTCTTGCCCCCATTTACCGGAACCTTGGTTTCGTTGAATCTTGTAATCCTTCCGATAATTGAATCGTCCTCAATAGAGCAGGATATGGTGCATTTCTCAAGGTTAACCTCCAGGTCATCAACATAAATAATCCCCTTGAAATCCAAGCCGTCTTCGCATTGTTGAACTATCGTGATAGGAACGGTCTTGCATACGGCATCCGAATTAAAGTACGAGTAAAGAATGTCATACCCATCGCCCCAAAATGTAACCTCCGATATAAAGGTGTTGAATATGCCTGGGTTTTGGCTATCTCTGTAAACCTCCACAGAGGCATCCAACAAGTCCATCGGCTCGTTCTTCAATACAACGCCATCAAGCGTTACGACATAGCTCATTTGAATCTCCTTCTGTTTATGACCTTTTCGGTCGTGTTTCGCCTTGACATCGCTTTAGCAAGTTCGTCCACGTTCTTTATCGCAACCTTCCTGTTCTGCTTTAACAAATGCGCTAACTCTGCGGTTTGAAGGTCAAACGAGTTGGTCAAGTTTTCAGCAAACGAATTGCCTACGGCTGAAGAAACATTTTGACTCCCCATTGCATCAATGTATCGCTTGGAAACAAACTCCTCAAAGTTATTGTCACGGATGGCCTGAAGGACGGGCTTGTACCGCTTGGTCTCGTCTGCAGTCATTACCGACTCGCCACGAGAGAGCCTTGCAGGAATGCTGTCGGATGTGCCGGTGCCTGGGCCGTTAATGTCAATCACCCCATCTTTGAACCCTGGAAACTGTTGGGACTGAATGGCGGCAATTTGAGCGGCAAGCGTTGCCGTAATCAAAGCGGCCTGCCAATACTTTTGTTGAGCAATGGCCTTAACGATACCCGAAGCCGCATTAATGGTGGCCTCCAATGTGGCAACCTTCTTCTCTTGCTCAAACCTCTTCTTTTCAAGCTCAAGAGACTTCCTGTTGTATTCCTCCTCGCTAATCAACTTTTGGTCAAGCTGCTCTTTCAACAATATCGCCTCGTTGTTCAAAAGCGTTGACTGATACCCGGCAACCGCAGAATACAGCCCTCCAATATCATCTATAACCTCTCCGACTTGGTTTAAGTCAAGGCTTGATATAGCACTTTTTCCTGCCTGCTCAACCCCTGAAAGGGCTTTGGCTAATTGGGCCAAGGCTTCAAAGTCTCCCGTTTGAGACATCGCCTCTTTGATGTCGTTAGCCATTGCCTCAAATTGTTGCTTTACAATGGCCCTTCTCCGTCTGTATGTGTCTAATTGCGTTTTCTCAATGAGGTCATTGGCCTTTTGAATCAGCTCAACGATTTTCTCGTTGGATGCAACGGAGTCATCAACGATTTCCTTGTTTATGTTTTTGAGTTGGTTTTTTAGGCTTTCATTAATGAGGGCTATTTTTGCCGCCTTCAACTCCTCGGAGTCGGTGGATATTCTCACCTTAAACTTTTCAAGCTCGGAAACCTGCAAGGCCAACCATTGCTCGGCATTCGCTCTCGCTTGCGTTCCCTTTTCCGTGGTTTCAACGAGATTCTTAGCGGTAACGATGGCTAACTCAAGCTCGTCCTCCCTTTGTTTTCTAATCTCCTTGTCTAACTTCTGAAGGGCCTCAACCGATGGGACATAGACTCCTTCCTCAAGAATTTCGGGAATTTCTTCTAATTTCGTCATATATCCATCCAGAGCAACCTCTGTAACGGACATTTTTGACATTTTCTGAATAAAAGATCCAATCATCCTTTCGGCCTGTTTCAAATCCTTTTCTTGTTTTGCAAGGCTCAAACCCATTGCCTCTGGCGTGTCTCTTAGCTCAACCTTAATCAAGTCCATTCGTGCCTTAATGGTCTTTATAAGTTGGTTATAGTATTCAACCGTTCCTTCGGTGGTCTTGAAAAGCCTCGTTTCTTCGGCAGCAAGCAATTCTTTGGAGGCGGCGATTTCGGCTTTCCTTGCGTCTAAGGCGGCTTTTTCTTCTGCCTCTTTATTGTCTTGGAACGAGCTTTCCGCTTGGGTTTGCATCTTGTTCAATTCGGACAAGACCAAACGGGCATTTTCCAAGCGAGTCTCTCTTTGGAGCATCTCTTGTTCAGTTAGGTCTTTAGTGGTTTTTGCCATTTCCTGCCTCAACAATCGTCCTTGGGCTTGAATGGCTTTCGTGAAACTTCCATCGTTCAGTTCTAAAAAACGACTTGCCACGCTTTTAACATATCTGTCTCTTATCTTGTTGGCAAGATCCTCCATCCTTTGAATTTCGGCCTCTCTTTCCCTAAGTATTTGTGCTGTCTGCGCAAGGCTTCTATCAAGGCCAAAAAATCCCGCAAATGGAAGATTTGGAAGAAGGTGTAATAATATCTCTCCAAACTTTTGATATGTCGGCATATTTGACCTCATTACAACGGCAATATTGTCAACATAATCCGCAATGAAATTTGTCCCCTTAGCAACAAATTGCGCATCCAAGATGGTCAACTTCAAAGATTCAAAAGCGTTATTTAAACGATTTATAGCCGCATCAAGGCTTTTCATCTTGGCCTCAACCGCAGGGGAGAAGGTTTCTTCCAACACCTTTGAAAACTCAGGCAAAATCTCAGCAGACATAATCTTACCGCTCTCCAACAGCTTGTTGAACATAACGTTGGTAACGTTCACTTCGGGGTGAAGCCTTTGATACGCTTCGGCCATTAAATCGGATGCACCTGGGAGCGATTCACCCAACTGCCTCCTTAATTCTTCCGCAGAAACCACGCCCTTAGAAAGCATCTGTTGCAAAGCGTAAAAAGACCTGCTTGTTTGAAGACTATTCGCACCTGCGCCCCTCAACGATACCGCAACTCTTTTAAATATGGTTTCAGAGTCTTCAGAAGAAAAGCCAGCCATCTTTGCGGCTATACCAAAGGTTGAGAAGGCATTGGCCGTTTCCTTCACATCAAGACCAAGCCTAATGGATAGGTTTCGCAATCTTTCAAAACCCGCTTCGCCTCGGTCAGTCGTGTCAAAAACGAAATTCATTCGGTTTTGAATCATCTCAAACTCACGCTCAAGCTGTATTAACTCTTTGGTAAATTTTATAATTCTATCAACAACAAAAACCGAACTTATGGCTTTTCCAATTCCAACAATCTTAGCATCAAACCCCGAAATCTCCTTGCTCGTATTATTCACCGCCGAACCCATCCGGGTCACATTGTTGGTCGTGTTGTTCAGTTGAGCATTGACCTGGGTGAGGTTCGTGTTCACCTGGGCCAAGACATTGATCGTGGTGTTGAACGAGTTGTTGATGTTGTTAACCGTATTAAGCCCTTGGGCCGAGGCGATGTTGGAAATAGCTCTGGCAGCGGCGGCTGCGGCGGCAGATAGGTCTCTATTTTTAGCGATAAGCTCGTCAAGCTTTCGCTTCATCTCGTCTATATTCGCATCGTAACTTACCGATATTTTATCAGCCATTGGTGTCTTGTTTAGCTTTGCGTTGCCTTTCCTCCTGGAAATGCTTGAGCAAAGTTAAGACATCC